AACGATAATCTGAGTAGGATCGGTCATGCCTTCTGGCAACCCGAGCCCCTTGAGAGTTGCCAAAAGCGACTCGTCCATACGTTCAACCCTTTCATGGTCCATGTAAGACCTGCGAACAGTAGAATTCGGATCCGCGCCCGTTGCACAGATCGAAGCGTTGTGAGGTTCCCATGCGGTTACAATTTCCGCTGGACCCTCAATCACCTTGCCTTGTCGGGTGGTGTACGTTTGGCCCTCTCGAACGAATTGACGCTCGAGAATCTGTGCATCAATCGAGAAGTCGTTTAGGTGGCCTTCGGTGTATCTTGTCGCGACAATCTGGCTGTCTGGATCGCTTGCGAAATCAGGCAGACCAAGTAGCTCATCGCCCTCGATAACGATATTGCGAATCGAGCCAAAGACGTTGCGTACGGTCTTGTCGTTGTGCGAATCGACGATAGGCAACTGCTTTTTATCGTTGCGAAACCGGACGCCATCCATCAACAACACTTGCTTGATCCAACCACGATCCTGATCGTAGATGTCGATCGGCGTTTCGGTCGCAATCACCGCTCGGCCATCCTTGACGGTCCCGAATTGGCGAACAATCGAACCGCCCTCGATGGGCTTGGATTGGTGTCTTGCGTCGAGTTCTTTTCGTCGCTTGATTAGGTCGCTCTTTTTCATGCTGTCACCTCAGCCGGTAGCGTGTCCACTGATCCGTCTTTTGCGTCGTCGATTAGGGCCTGTACGCTTGCTTCGCTCATGCCGACCGACGATAGGAACACCCTCGCCGCCGCTTCGCTAATGGCCCCGCTGGAAAGCTCGTCGAGGGTCTTGGCAATGGCTTTGCGGTTGCGATTGAACTGAAGCGTTGAGAGCCCCATCATTTCGCCGCTGCCGGTCGCTGGTTGGGTTTCTGCCGCCCCTTGGGTCTGAGCCGCCGAAATCGCTAGCTGTTGCTGCTCTGGGGTTCGCAAGTTGAGCTTTTGCAATACCCGATCCTCTTTGGCTCTTTGATAGAACACGGTTCGCCAATTGAGCCCCTGAGCCCCGAGGACTTCGGAGTAGGTCGCGGTAAATGAGTTGATGCCCGATTCACTGGTTTGCTGCTCGACGCCTGGATCGACCCATTCCCATTTTGGCGTTTGCCATTCAACAGGGGTAAACCGTCTGCGGTCGCTTAGCAGGTCGATAGGCGATGGGAAACCGTCGAGGCTGGTTCTGGTCGCTGCGTCACAAAAGCGATCCCAAACAGGCTGTAGGAGATGCCGAATGATGTATTTCTGAATGATCCGAAACCGCCGACGATCTTCGAGTTGGCTGGTCCGGCTGGAACTGTAGGAGGTCTGCGAATAATCCCGAGCCACAACCTCGTAGGAAAGCCCTGTGCCTACCGCAATCCCTCGCAAGATAACCTTGGTCCATTCGCCCGCCGAAGTGTTTGGCCGCGTTGGGTTGATTACCTCGACCGATTCATTCGGGTTCAAATCGAAAATTAATCCCGGCTCTAGGTATCGCTCCCTGTTGCCGTCCTTGTCGGTCCCGCTGCCAGCCCTTGGATTTCTCAGTTCGCCCATCGGCGTTTCGGTCTTGATCGCCGCCGTGAAGCAGGACGCGATAGCCGAGGCTTGTAGTTCATTGTCCAAGTAGGTTCCAAGGTCGCGAATCGACGCCAACGCAGGAGCAAACCAAGTAACGCCCCGCGTCTGTCCGACTCGATCCTGCCGGAATAGGTGAATAATCTCCCGGGCTGGGATTTCCTTTGGCGTCCTGGAAACTGCGTAGGGTTGCAAGGGGTGATCGTCGTAGATCATATAAGCAAGGGGCTTGCCTGATTCATCGACTTTGATGCCGCGAATTACCCGCGTACCATCGCCGCGATCGATGCCCATCGTGTAAGTATCGCGATCGGTCGCTAGCCTGTCGGCTTCGATGATCTCAAGGGCCATCGGGATTGGTCGAGAGATTCCCCGGTATTCCGTCGAGGGCAGATTGACTACTCGAACCAGCACTTCGCCCGCTTCGACCATTTCACGAAGGGCAATAATCTGAATTTCTTCGAGGGTCAAACGCCCGTTGATATCTGCGACTTCGGACCACTCGGACCAAGCCTTATCGCGCAGGTCGTTGATGTCCTCGATGTCATCGCCTTCGGGAGTTTCGTAGGTCGATTGGGCTTGGATGCCAGCACCGACGACGGAAGAAACGATCGTATCGACCACGCCCCAAGCGTAGGAATTATCGCGCACCAAACGCCTTGCCTCTGCCCTGAGACGGTCGGCCCCGAATGGCCCCATCAATTCTTGGTCGGCTGGTAGGTTCTTGGGGTGTCTGTTGCTGCTTACCCGCGATGGTTCGGCCCCTTGGTAGGATCTGGCAAGGGCCTTGCGTGCCGCCTGCCGTCGCAATCCCGCGATGGGACTAACTGCCGAGACTACCGAATCGATAAATTGAGTAATCATCGACGGCCCCCTACGATTCTTCCGAGGGAGATACCGCCCGATCCGCTTTCGCGTTGGACCTGATGCAGCAACGCTTTTCGCTCGGCCATCAATGCCGACAAGTCGAGCTTGGTGACTGTGCGAGAGCCAATGGAATACTGAGACGCTCCTCCGGTTAAAAGGGCTTCAATAGCTGCGTCGATTAGTGTCAACAGAGATGCCGCTGATGCCATGCGTCAATCGTTGCATGGCTTGCTGGCCCCTGGAAGATGCCTGTACTATTCCATTAGTACACTGGGCTAAATTATTTACGCTCCTGGGGCCATGTGTGCCCGCAGTAGGAGCATCGGCAATATCGAACCTTGGCTTTGGTGCAATAGACCCGGCTGTAGCTTTTGCCGATCGGTCGGCGTGATTCGCAAAGCGTGCAGGGCCTTGCCTCGTCTTCGCGGGGGATGGGGCTTTCGATAACCGCCACCGATTCGACCGGCTCGATGATTTCGATCGGCTCGATAGCCTCTTGCGTTGCTGGTTTGTCGATCCGTTTTGGTCTCTTGCTCATATCACCCTCTCCGTTTGGGAATCCATCCGCCTTGACGCTGCCTGAATCGTTGCTGCCCGTGCTTGTAGGCTTGCTGGACAGGCTTGGCTTGTTTCGGCTCATCGCCGATATGCTTTGGGGCTACCTCGATTTCGCTTGGGGCTATAAGCTTGACCCCGCAAGCCTCCGACCCTGCCGCCGCCATGTAGGTTGCATCGAGCCAGTGGTTGTTCGAGTCTCGGACATTCCAATAGGTTTTGGCCCCCTTGCCCTCAGTGAATTTAGTCACTAGCTCCTCGGCTGCAATATGCTGCGCGTACTGGCTGTGTCGCTTTTCCTCTTCAAGGCTGAACACCGAAAGCGATCCGCGACGCAGCATGTTCGACTCATCGAACGTCGGAGTCATAAATCGCTCATGGATAAACTGCTTCCAGTAGCTGGTATCTAGCTCGTAGAGCCAAACATTAGACGACGGCAACTTTTGAGCGTGCAAGTTGGCCCCTGCGATCGTCACTGAGCTAGACTTGGCTTTTCGATGGTATGGGTCTTGCCCCTTTGATGGATGGAAGATCCCGCCGACTTCACGGCAGAATGAATACGCCGCATTGGTAAACGCCCCTGAATCTACTAGGCAAAAATCGATCGCCCGGCGCGTTCCGGTTGTGTCGATGAATTCCTTTTGTAGCAACTCATCCCGGAGCGATAGCAGGGCCTGATAAATCATCGGCTCGCTAGCCTCGTGATCCATGCTCTTATCGGTCCCGTAGACTTGCTGGAATCCATAGTCCACTACAACGCCTCCAGCCCCATGCCACCACGCCGTCACAACCCAATGAAGGTAATACTTGCCCAGGTCGATCGCCGCTGTCAGTGCCACGGTATTGGCCGGTAGTTGGCGTCTTACCAAGCCGCTTATCCGCGACTCGACAAGAGCCGGAGTTATCCCTAAGCCCATTGGCCCGGCTTCCTCTGGCGGGTCGTTGTCGTCTTCCGTCGATACCGCCTTTTGTCCACGGTCGGCTACCCGGTTGAAATAGCTGTGGACCGCCGATAGCTCCATCGGTTCGCCGTCGCTGTGGGTCTTGCGGGAATAGCTAGCCCGATTGCTTACTACCGCCCCGCGTTCAATCTCGGCTTGATTGTCGCGGTAGAAACGAAAAGCCTCCCTAGCGTCCGGGTCGTCGGCTTTGCGTCCCTTGCGTAGATCGATGTATTGCTCGATCAGGTCCATCCTGTCCGGCTTTGTAACGAGCTTGCGATATCGCTTGCCCCTCCAAGATGGTTTCTGCTTAGGGTCTGTGTACTTGAACGCGATACACTTCCTATTCTGGATCGTGCAAAGCATTACCCGCGGTATTCGCTCTGAGGACTGCCCTAGCCCGCCGATGTCTTGCTCGATGATTTCTTCGTTCTTGGCTATCATTGTTTCGCTGGCCGCTGCTTCCCGGTCTTCGATGTCGTCGAGAATTGCCAAGGTTGGCCGCGCCGATCGGAACTTAGTACCGCGAATTGCCCCGTCGATACCCAAGGAGTAGAACACTTGCCCCTTGCTACACGGCTCGATCTCTTTGGGCCAATCGGGGATCTGAGCCCGGTTGATCGTGGGGAAGACAAAGAATTCCGGCCCGATAACGATATTCGTTGATTGGCCCTGGCATGTTTGCATCCGGCCCCGGCTCGACCAACCGCCGACTGCTTGGAATGGGATCCCGATCTCTGGATAGTCAGCGATGAACAAATCGTTTTGCTGTAGCTGCTCAACTAGGTCGCGCACTTCCTTTTTCGCCTTATCCGCGTTTTTGCCGATAACGACGGGAAACGTCGATAGACCCCGGACCATCAAGAACAACGCAACGCGAATAGCTAACGTCGTTTTACCTTCGCCCCGAGGCCCTGCGATGCCTTGGTCCCCGCCGTACTTCGCCGCGTCGATAATCGATTCGATCATGGCTAGCCGGTCGCTAGTCCACGCCTCGAAGAATTGGGAGCCGAAGTAGGTGGATAGCCAAAGGGAGCAATCAGACTCGGCCTCAAGACGCCTAGAGGGGTCTAGGAGTGCGGGAATATGGATGTCGCGAAGCTTGGCCCGCTTGGCCTCTTTCCTAGCCTTGTCCGCTTCCGATTCTGTCATCCCCGGCTGATGAACCAATGATGCCGTTGTCGGATGCAATCCTAGCAAGGTCTCCAACTGAGACACGCTGAGCGAGTTCAAGAAGTTGAAGTTTTCGCTGCTGTTCACCCGCTTTCCTTTTCTCTTCGAGTTCTTCGCGCTTGCAATCTATAGCATCCGCTGCGAGTAGCACCTTGGCCGCATCGATCGCCAA